TTACATCGACCAACAAGATCGACCTTCGCCTTCAGCATTCCGATGATGGCTCGACCTGGGCGGCCGTCGCTGCCGCTGATGTGCCCACTTCGGGCGGCACGAACGTGACCACGCCGGACAGCAACGGCACCGTCCGTTCATTGCAGGCGGCGCACGCAGCGCAGTCGATCACGGCGATTTCCTATGTCGGCAACAAGCGCTATATGCGCGCCCTTGCCACGTTCGGCGGTACGCACGCCACCGGCACGGTGCTCGGCGCAACCGTCATCAAAGCCTATCCGTCCATCCTGCCGGCAGCGTAACCATAAGGATTGCAGCTCATGAATATCCAACTGACACGGGCGATCAAAATCGCCGCGGACGGTGTGACCGTCGTTCAGCACACGGCCGGCGACGAAGTGAGCGTTCCCGACGATCTTGCCGAAGGGCTGATCGCCGAGGCGCTGGCCGTCCCCGTGACCGGCAAAGCCAAGCTCGACGCGGAAGCGTTCGAACTGGCGCAGGCCGAACGGGAAGAGATCGAGAAAAAGGAGGCCGAGGAACGGGCGGCTCTGGCCGCGCTCGAAGGCAAGGCTTGATCTGTGACCGTCCGCCTCACCATGAAAACCGGCCCGGCTATCGAGCCGGTGACCGTGGCCGATTTCATGGCGTTCGCGCGCGTCGATATCGATCCAGGCGACGGGCTCATGGCGTCATTGATCGCGGCGGCCCGGCGGCGGGTGGAACGCGAAACTGGCCTGGCGCTGATCACGCAAACGTGGGTTGCCACCATGGACCGGTGGCCGGCCGATCCGGCGCCGGACTACAAGCGCGGGCTGGTCGGCGGATACGACGGCGGCCTGGCGCGCGATCTGTGGTGGGACGGAATGCGCGAAGGCTCGATTGCGCAGGTGTTCGGCGGAATGGGGATTATCACCGTTCCCAAGCGGCCTTGGCAATCCATGGTCGAAATGAGGGTGCGCCAGCTGGACGCGACGTTCGTGACGGTGGCGTCCTCGACCTATTACGTGTCGGTCGACGGCCGGCCGGCCATGGGGCGTATCGCGCGCCTGCAGGGCAATGTCTGGCCTGTGGTCTACGCGCCGTTGGGCGGGATCGAGGTCGAATTTCTGTGCGGCTTCGGCGATACCGCCTCGACGGTGCCTGACGACCTGATCCTTGCCATTAAGATGCTGGCCTCGCACTGGCATGAAAACCGGGAGCTGATGACGGACGGTCGGTTCGGATCGACCCCGAACCTTTATGCCGAGATCGTGCGGCCCTGGACCAGCCGGAGGCTGACGTGACCATTGGCGGCATGCGCGAGCAGGTGCTGCTGCAACTGCCTGTCGCGACGATCGATGAAATCGGGTCGGCCTATTACACGTATTCGACAGTTGATCAGCTATGGGCGCGCGTGCGGCCGGTCAGCGCGGCGGAACGGTTCAAAGCGGGCCGAAACGCGTCCGAGGGCGTGTTCGAGGTGACAATCCGCTGGCGCGTCGGAATCAGCCCGCAATTGCGGCTGGCGTGGCGCGGGCGGGTGCTCAGCATCGATCAGGTTTTGAACCTGGACGAGCGGCGGAAATATCTGACGCTGATGTGCACCGATGTCGAGCCGGCCGCCGGCACCGCGACCGCGTCGATCGCTATCAACCCCTCGCCGATCCTGGACACGATCAGCGCGCAAACGCTGATCTCGCTGGCGCTGCGCAAGACCACGGCATCGCCGTTTTCGGGCTCATTCATCCTGGTGCGCCGGTCGTCGGACAACGCACTCTTGGCCGTCGGGTTCGCGGCTGACGGATGGCTCGATGTCGACGCTTTGCTAGGATTTTGCGGATCGGCCTCGGCCTATGTTCAAATCTGGTACAACGGGATTTCCGGGCTATCCGCGCAGCAACTGACCCCGAGCGCGCAGCCGCAAATCGTGAATGCTGGAGTGATGAACACATCCGGCGGCCGGCCTGCCCTGGTGTTCTCCGGCGCGCAATACATGACCATCGCCTCGCCTGGCATCACGTTCGGCTCGACCATGGCCGTGAATGCGGTGGCTGCGCAATCGGCGAGCGATAGGCTGCAAACGATCGTGGCGCAGCGCGGTTCGACGGCGGCGGCGCGGGTGTTTGGCTTGGCGGATTGGGGCAATAGCGGCCTATTGTGGGGCGTGAACAATTTCATCGGCCCGAACCTGTTTAGCCCCACTGACTTAAGTGGGTGGGGGCGAAATCCTGACGTATCGGTTGTTGCAGACGGCCAGTTGGCCGGTTCGCAAGCATGGAAAATCACGACGTCCCAAACAATAGGGTTTCAGTCTATTTCTTTAGCCCCCCCCGCATGGATGGGGGGCGTGACTTATGTTTATTCAATCGTTGTTGACAATAGCAGCGCAAGATATGTACAGTTTTTATTAAATGTCAGCGTCACGACGTCTTATGTCAATTTCGATCTTCAAGCAGGAACATTTAATTTGTATGATAACGGGCAATCTTCATCGGCGACTATAACAAGTTTAGGGTCCGGCACATGGCGATTGACTTTTGCTTTCACGACAACAGCTGCGGTAGCAATCTATCAATCGGCATATCTGAAAATTGCGCAAAGCCTGACAGATACTAGAGCGGCCAGTTACGCCGGCAATGGCACAACTTATATTCGCGCTTCGCAGCCAATCCTTGCGATTGGTGCTGCTAACGCCGACATCACCAATGCGTCAGCCCTCACGCCAACGGTCACCCGCCCGTTCATCAACTCTGTTCTGACCGGCGTTCATACCGGCTCGCAAATCGTCGCCTCGCGCAACGGGATCACCGGAACGGCAATCGCCAAGACGGGCGCAATCACGACGGCTTTGACCGAGCCGATCACTATCGGCTGCGAAATGGTCAACGGATCGCCAACGAATTTTTTCAAGGGCTCGATCTCCGAAATCAACATCCTCGCGAGCCTGCCCACGGCCGCGCAAACCGCGCTGGAGCAAAACCAGATTGGCAATTTCGGAATCATCGGATGACCACCGTCACCATCGACATCAAGGGCCTGGACGCGGTGCTCGGCAAGCTCGATAGGCTCACGCCAGAAGTGCAGGCGGCGGCGAAGCAGGGGCTGTTCGCGGTCGCGCAGATCGCGGCCAATGACGCCAAGCTGCGGGTGGCGCGCGGGCCAAAGACGGGGCGCATCTACAAGCGCGGCAAGATCGCGCACCAAGCATCCGCGCCGGGCGAAGCGCCGGCAACCGATCTCGGCAAGCTCCTGGGCTCGATCCGGGGCGAACTTGCCAACGAGCCGCTCACGGCCAATCTTGTCGCGAGCGTCGACTACGCAATACATTTGGAATTCGGGACATCGAAAATGGCTCCCAGGCCGTTCATGCGCCCGGCGGCCGATCTTGCGGCGGCGCAAGGCGCTGGTATCATCGCGTCCTATGTCCAGGATGCCATGGGCGGCAGCGGTGCGCCGCGTTGGACTCGTGGAGTGAGTTTGACGCCGCTTGTTGGAGTTCGATGAGGCTAATCCTCGGCCCCTTCACCATCGAGCAATGGCTTGATCCCGTCACCCGCCAAAAGGTGGTGCTGGTGTGTGGAACCGAAGAAGTTCGCTCCGACCCTCTGAGCGAATTGCAATGGGCGCGGGCCAAGCGGATCGGCTGGAAGGTGCGGCATGGCGGCGAAAGACAGTCTGGACGCGACGAAAAAGACCCTGAAGGCAATCCGTAGCGCCCTGCTGTCGGACGGAGGGCTGCAAAGCCTGATGGCCGGCGCGATCTTCACGGCCCCGCCCTCGAATACCAAAGCGCCCTTCGTCACGATGAATGTCGCCTCCATCGCCGATTGGAGCACCGGCAGCGAGGACGGCCAGGCTTTCACCATCGACGTTCACGCCTGGGACCAGCCGCAAGGCCAGGTCCCGAACGTGCGCCCGACTTATGACGCGCTCGAGCGCATCCGCTCCGTTCTGCATTTCGCCACGCTCACCCTCGACAGCCCGTTTCACGCCGTCATGTGCATGTGCACCAACCAGGTCGCGCCGTACATCGAAAGCGACGGCTCGACGGTTCACGGCGTCGCGACTTTCCGGATCATCGTCGATCACACCTGATCTCGCGCCCCGCGCGTGATGCGAGCCGCCTTCGGGCGGCTTTTTCCGTTCAACCACTCAAAAGGGGGCTTTTATGCCTGCATCAGCGGGGCGCGATTGGGCGCTCTCCATCCTTGTCTCGGGCTCGTATCAGTCGGTCGGCGGCCTGCGCACCCGGTCGCTGTCCATCGACGGCACCAATATCGACGTGACGACGGCCGACTCGGCCGGCCGGTTTCGCGAGCTGTTGCCGTCCGCCGGCGTCATGTCGCTCGATATCGACGGATCGGGCGTCTATCAGCGCGACACGGGCGTCAAGCAGATCATCGCCAACATGGTCGCGCAAACCCTGGTCACGCTGCGCTTCGCCAACGCCACGCTCGGGATTCAGATCGACGGCACGTTCCTGGTCGACACCTTCAAACTGACCGGGCCCTACAACGACTCCAACACCTTCGACGCGAAATTCATGTCGAGCGGTCAACCGACCATTGCCGTTTCTTAAAGGAGCTTGAACCATGGCAGCCCTCACGATTCAATCCATCGTCCCCGCCGCGACGACGCCGACCTATGCCGCCGCAGCGGCCGGCGGCGATACCGTCGCTTGCCCGACCGATCAGCTCACTTTCGTGCACGTCAAGAACGGCTCGGGCGCGTCGATCACCGTCACTGTCGCGGCGGCGATCACCAGCGTGCCCAACGCGCTCGCCGGCACGCAGACGGTTGCCAATAACGCTATCGCGATCGCGGCCGGCACGGAACGCATGATCGGTCCGTTCCCGCAGGCTTTTATCGACGGCAATGGTAACGTCAACCTCACCTATAGCGCGGTGACGTCTCTCACGCTTGGCGCGTTCCGCTTGCCGAGGGTGGCCTGATGGCTAATCGCGCGCGCGGCGAAGTCGATGTCACCTTCGGCGACGAGGTGGTCACCCTGACGCTGGGGCTTCGCACGCTTGCGGAGATCGAGGACGCCTTTGGGGTCGAGAGTTTCGAGGATGCCTTTCGGCTGATCGTGCGGGAAGACGGCACCATCACCGCGCGGAGCCTCATGACGTTCATGGGCGCGGTGCTGAAGGGCGCGCGGGCCTCGCCGGCCGCTGTCCTTGCGGCCGAGCGTATGGCGCCGGGCGAGTTCATGGATGTGCTCAACAAGCTGCTCACGGTGTCTGGCATCATGGCCAGCGACGTGCCGCCGGAGGGGGAAAGCGACAAGCGCCCTTTAGGGGGCAAGAGCGCTGGCGTGAATGGCAAAAGATCGGCCTCGGCCACCTTGGCTACGCGCCGGACGTCTTCTGGGCGATGACGCTGCCGGAGTTCTTTTCGGCCTGCGACGGCTATATCGAGCGCAAGGGCGGGAAGAAGGACAAGCCGATGACGCTATCCGATTTGGATGAGGTCATGGCGGGCGTGGACAACCAGGGTAATCTGATCAGGGAGACGACCGATGAAGCTTGAAAAATCAATCCTCGGAACCGAGCCGGAAACGCGGACTTGGCCCGTGCGGCTCGAACTGAATTTTGACGCCCTCACGGCTCATGCCCCCGCCGGCTGGGAAAAGACCGCCAATCTGCTGTTGCTGATCGAGCTGAACCGCCTCCTGCACGACGGTTTTGATGTCTTCGACAAGCCCGCATCCGGGGCAGACGAGAGTTTCGTCATCAGCCTGCGCGCGCCGCTCCATGATGCGTTCGCACGCTATGTGAAGGAAGTGGGCCATGCCGTCGAAACCTTTCGCGAGGAAATCAGAAAC